GCTTGGAATATTGACCCTAAAAAGGGAATTGTAGGTGGCGTTCCTGTTGCCCGCAAAAAAGGCAGTGTTTATATTTCTTCATTAGACCAAGGTGAGGATGGTGAAATTTACATGAATGCATATGGTCTAGTTAAGGCTAAACGGCTTGCTACGGCGTTTATGTTGATCCGTAGGGATGTGTTCGAGACACTACGAGATAACCACCCAGAGTGGCAATATCATGACGACAGAGTGATGAATGGGCATGAAGACAAAATTTGCTATTCATTCTTTGACTTTAAATCCACTCCAGAAGGTTATGTAGGAGAAGATTATCTTTTCTGTGACCGTGCTTCCGAACATGGTTTTGAGGTTTGGATTGATCCAACCATTAAGTTAGGTCATATGGGTGTTACTGAGTTTGAAGGTTCTTTTGGTGAAGAGTTTCTTTATCCATTGTTACGTGCGTCAAAACCAAAGCTGGAGGCTGCATAATGGCTACCAAGAAAAAAGGAGTATCGCTTGCGGTTGGTCGTGGTGAAAAGTTGCCTGTATCTAAGGGCGCTGGGCTTACCGCCAAGGGTCGTGCTAAGTATAATAAAGCTACTGGCTCGAATCTAAAGGCTCCACAGCCTGAAGGCGGGTCTAGAAAGAAATCATTTTGTGCCCGTATGTCAGGTATGCCAGGTCCAATGAAGGATGAAAAAGGCAGACCAACCAGAAAGGCTGCCTCTTTAGCGAGGTGGAAATGCTAAATATGATGGAGCTTTGGACTGGTGGACTAACCATATTTATGGCTTTAATTGGCTATATCATGCATGAAAAGTTCAATGAACTTGGTCGTATTAGTATTTTATTAAACAGAACAAGAGAAGAGGTGGCTCGTGATAACGTTACTAAAGCAGAAGTTGATCGCATTATGGAGCACATTGATGCTCGTTTTAACAAGCTTGAAAGCAAAATTGACGAGCTTATTAGGAAATAAATAATGCCAAGTGTATCAAAAAAACAACACGGGTTTATGGCTGCTGTAGCCAACAACCCTAAATTTGCCAAGAAAGTTGGCGTTTCTAAAAACGTAGGAGAAGACTACATGAAAGCAGATAAGGGTCGTAAATTTAAAGAAGGCGGCTTAAAAGAAACCAATGCTGATAGCAATCCAGGCTTGGCTAAATTACCAACCGAAGTGCGTAACAAGATGGGCTACATGAAAAAAGGCGGAATGATGAAACACGAAGACATTAAGATGGACAAAAAAGTTGTCAAAAAAGCTGTTGGTATGCACGACAAACAACAGCACGCTGGCAAAAAAACCAATCTATCTACCCTTAAAAAAGGTGGCATGGCTTGTGCCCCTAAGAAGATGGCTCGTGGTGGCGGCATCGAAATCAAAGGTAAAACAAAAGGCAAGATGGTTACCATGAAAAAAGGCGGAGCTTGCTAACATGAAGAAGAAACTGCGCAAGTTTGCCGAAGGCGGTTTTCAAACCAAAATGGGTAGAAACGAAGGTGCTTCTATCGATGATGATATTCGTACCCGTGCTATGAAGTCTGTTGAAGGTCTTGAGGGCATTAAAGGATCTGATATTGCAGATGAGGCGGGAACAGTTAAAGGCTCAATCAAGCGCAATGAGTATGGTGATTTATACGACTCAGCAATGAAGGCTACACCAAAGGTTATGCCAAAAGCCACACCAAAAGCAACGGCAGCTCCTGCAATGCCAGCCGAAGAAAAAGAACGCATCGCTAACATTGGCAAAAAACAAGAATTAAAAGGTGTGTATCCAGAAGAGATGATTGGCGGTGGCGGTGTAAAGCTATTGCAAATGGCTGGCACAAAATTGGCTAGTAAAATAGCCACAGATCGTGCAGCTAAACAGGCTTCTGAAGCGGCAGCTAAAAACGTTACCCGTAAATCTGAAGAAGGGTTTAACCCATCTGAAGCTATGGAGGCTTTAAAGCCAACCAGAACACGCACCATTAAAGGTAAAGATGTTCCTGTTAGACAAGGTAAGCCAAACTTTAGCGGGACAGCTGAAAATGTAGGCGTTAAAACGGTTGCTAATAAGTCTGGCAAAAAGATTCCAGTTAAAAAACAAAAAGAAGACGCAGGTGATGGTGGATCTGGTGCGTTTAAACGTGGTGGATCTGTTTCTTCAGCATCTAGACGTGCTGATGGTTGTGCAATTCGTGGAAAAACAAAAGCATGAGACCTAGCAGAGGAATGGGAGATATATCTCCCTCTAAAATGCCTAGCGGAAAGAAGAAAGCCCGCAGGGACGATACCGACTTTACACAGTTTAAAGAAGGCGGTAAGGTCAATGCTGCGGGTAACTATACCAAACCTAGCTTGCGTAAGCGGATTGTTTCTCAGGTTAAGGCAGCGGCAACTCATGGTACTGGCGCAGGTCAATGGTCAGCTCGGAAAGCGCAATTAGTAGCAAAAAAATACAAGGCGGCTGGCGGTGGATATAAATGACTGGATTGGCAAAATCACAACGTTCTTTAAAGGCTTGGGGCGACCAAAAGTGGACAACCAAGTCAGGGAAGAAGTCGTCCGAAACAGGCGAGCGGTACCTGCCAAAAAAAGCAATCCAGTCGCTAAGTCCCCAAGAGTACGCAGCAACAACACGAGCAAAACGAGCGGGAAAAGCAGCGGGAAAGCAGTTCGTCCCGCAGCCAGCAAAAGTAAAAGCAAAAGTAAAGCCGTTTAGGAAGATATGAGCACATCAGGCGCAACTACCTTTAATTTAGACCTCAATAACCTCATAGAGGAGTCGTTTGAGCGTTGTGGTATGGAGTTGCGTACTGGCTACGATATGCGTACCGCACGCAGGTCTTTAAACCTATTGACTGTTGAGTGGGCTAATCGTGGTATTAACTTGTGGACTATCGAGCAAGGGCAGATTGAAATGGTTACTGGGCAAGGCATATATCCTGTTCCTACCAACACCATTGACCTCTTAGATACTGTTGTTCGTCAAAACAACGGCATTCAAAGCACTCAAATTGACATCAATATTACCCGTATTTCAGAGTCTACTTACTCCACAATACCAAATAAGCTGACTACTGGTCGCCCTATTCAGGTGTGGTTTAACCGCCAAACTGGTCAGAGTAACGCCACTACTGCCACCTTAAACGGAACAATTAACGCTACCGCAACAACTATTACTGTAAGTGATGCCAGCCAGTTAACCAGCGGTGGATTCATTCAAATTGACTCAGAAATTATTGGTTACGCCAACGTTTCTGGCAACCAGTTAATTAATTGTTATCGTGGTCAAAGCGGTACAACTGCTGCCTCTCACACTACTGGCGCTGCAATTACCAACAAAAACCTTCCATGCATAAATGTTTGGCCCACCCCCGATGCTGGTGGCAGTCCTTATACCTTTATTTATTGGAGACTACGCAGAATACAAGACGCTGGCACTAATGGTTCAGTAGAGCCAGACATTCCTTTCCGTTTGTTGCCTTGTATGGTGGCGGGATTGGCGTTTTATTTATCGCAAAAGTTGCCAGATGCATTACCAAGAATGCAATTTTTAAAGCAGGAATACGAAGAACAATGGCTAATGGCATCTACGGAGGATAGGGAAAAGGCAGCTTCTAGATTTGTGCCAAGGACTAGCTTCTATGGCTAGTAAGTACAGTAGTGCTAAGTTTTCCATTGCGGAGTGTGATCGATGCGGTCAGCGGTATAAGCTAAAAGAGCTTAGAAAGCTGGTTGTAAAGCAGCAAATGAAAAATATTAAAGTATGTAATGAGTGTTGGGAACCAGACCAGCCGCAGTTATCTTTAGGTATGTATCCTGTTGATGACCCACAGGCAGTTCGAGAACCAAGACCAGATATAAGTTATACAGTTTCTGGAAATAGCGGTTTACAGGTAATATTAACAAATAGTGCTAACCCAGATGCTAATGGAGAACCACGGGGTGGTAGCAGAATTTTCCAGTGGGGATGGAACCCTGTTGGAGGAGCTAGAGATGACGGGTTAACACCTAATGATCTTGCCCCGTCTTGTTTGGTGGGTAGCGTAACAGTAACAACAACTTAGGAGTAGAAAATGTTTAAACGGGATGCAGATGGCGTAGCCAAAAAAGGCAAGACAGAAGGTCGCAATTTAGGCGATAGCGGTCCAACAGCCTCAGTATTAAAGTCAAAGCCAAAAATGTTAGGCAAAGACCAAGACGTAATGAAGAAGATTGGACGTAATTTAGCTAAGGTTCAGAACCAAGGTATGCGTAAATCCGCAGGACGGGGTCGTTAATCATGGCTAAATTTAGCAAAAAGGTTATGGGTAAAGAAGTTGGCGATGCCAAAGTCTATGCCGAGCCACACACTATGGACGGGAAAAAAATGAACGCAACCAAAGCGAAGATGGTAGACCCAAATACTGTATCTGCAAATAGCACTACAGTTAGTATGCCAGCAAAACGTGTATCAATGGGCGATCCAGGCGCAGACAATATTAAAACTACGGGCATTAAAATCCGTGGCACAGGCGCAGCCACTAAGGGTGTAATGGCACGAGGACCAATGGCGTAATGAATTACACGCAATTAACTTCTGCGATTAAAGGCTTTGCTGAGAATGACTTTCCAGAAACAGTAGGCTCTTTCACGTCTGCCGAACAGATTGCTCGTTTTGTCCAATTGGCAGAGCAAAGCGTCTTTAATACGGTGCAGATGCCTGCGTTCCGTAAGAATCAAACGGGAAACATGACTAGCGGGAATAAGTATCTAGCCACTCCGTCTGACTGGTTGGCTACGTTTAGCCTTGCGGTGATTAATGCGGCGAATGAATACCACTATCTTTTAAACAAAGATGTGAATTTTATTCGTGAATCGTACCCAGATACAGACGCTGCGTTCTATGGAGAGCCAGAGTATTACGCCATATTTGACGACAACACCTTTATTCTCGGACCTACACCAAATGCAAACTATGCGGTAGAACTGCATTATTTCTACTATCCACAGTCAATCGTTACGGCTGGCACAAGCTGGCTTGGAACTAACTTTGATTCCGTGTTGTTATATGGTGCGCTCTTAGAAGCGGCTAACTTCATGAAGTCAGATGCAGATGTTATTGCAAACTACAAAGCCCGTTTTGACCGTGCTATGACAGAACTCAAACAGTTGGGTGACGCTAAAGACCGTCAAGACTCTTATCGCAGTGGACAAGTAAGGTATCCAGTAAAATGAACGTACAAGGACTAGGCGAATCCAACGGGATTCAAGTGGCAACTAAAGACTTTGGTGGGTTCACCACAGAGGAAGTGGCTGAACGGGCGCTAGATAAGATTATTCAGGTAGGCGACCAATCTCACCCATTAGTTCGTGAGCAAGCAATTGCTTTTCGTAATCACATTCGGGAAGTACTAGTCTTTTATATGAATGAAGCAGTAAAATTTGATCGTGTAACACTAGCTTAC